CTTAGATTCTTAAACAAACAACATGGTTGACTTAATGTTGAACTTTGACAAATTAAACTTGATTCCATGTTTTTCCTCAAGGGGTTGGTTCCCTCATGGGCTGACCCCTGACCATTGGATGGATCATGCAAATATCCGTCAAGGCAGATGTCAAAGACCTCCAGCGCAAGCTCTCCAAAGCAAAGCGCCAAATTCCCTTTGCAGTGAAGCGTGGACTTGATGCAACCGCGTTTGACCTTCAACGTGAATTAAAGAAGACCCTCCCAAAATTCGTTCATAATCCCGTCGCATACACGAAAGCGGGAATCCAAGTTGAGAAAGCAACGAAAACAAAACTCATAGCCGAGGTTGGATTCGCCTCAAAAACCTTTGGACGTACCAAGGGTTCCATTCCTCAAGCTGATTACATGAAACGTTTGATCGAGGGAGGAACGCGCCGACCTAAAGGAAGCGCAATTCCTGTGCCTTATCCGAAGAACATGAAAGCGAATAAGGCGGGGAATATTCCACGCGGAAAAATTAATCGTTTGCTATCAGATAAGAACAAATACTTCAGTGGGGAACCGAAGGGCGCAAAGCGAGACGGAGGCGCAGGGATATGGAAGCGTACAGGGAAAGGCAAGAACGCAAAGATTAAGATGGTAATCGCATGGGAACCGAAAACGGATTATCAGAAAAGCTATCCGTTTAAAACAATGGCAATGAATTTCGTTAAGAAGAATTTTAGGAAAAATTTAGATAATGCAATCGTTCATGCGTTGAAAACAGCGCGTTAGCGGGTCCTTCTGGGCGATTTTTACAGGGGGTTTGCTGATTTCGATTTCTTTGTAGGCGCAAAGGAATCGAATTTAACAAAAAAAATAAAAAAGTTAAATACGACCAAACCAGTTCAAACCAGTTCAATGTTCGGCAACGGCGCACAACTCGCGGACCTAACGGGATACACCAGGGCGAGGATTTCCCAATTCGAAAAAGTGGGAACCATTAAGCGTGAAAAGAACCGATTATTCAATCTCGAAAAATCCGCAGAAGCAATAGGTCGACCGATTCAATTAACCGAAGAACAAAAAGCCGATTCCGGCCCAATCGATTTTGCAGAATGGCGGAACCTGAAAATGAAAGAGGACGCGCTTATCAGCCAGACCGAGCGGCGCGTGATCCAAGGCGATTTGCTGGACCGGGACGCGGTTATGAAGGAAATTGGTGCCGCTTTCCATTCAGCGAAAACGAAACTCTTAACGATTCCGACCTCGGTTGCTGGAATTGTAGCAACAGAAACAGATGCGTCAGTCATTAAAGAAATTATCGAAGGACTTATCAGGGAAGCACTTGCGGAAATTGGAACCGCCGCCTCTCGCTTCGGATCTCCTATCGATAATGAAACCACCGCCGAAGCTCACGGTTAGCCAATGGGCAGATTCGACGCGCCAGCTTCCGGTGGGTTCTCCTTTTCCGGGGAAGTGGAGATCGGATCGGGCCGAATATCAACGCGGAATCATGGACGCGTTTTCGAATCCTGAAGTTGAGAGAATTGTTGTCATGACTTCGGCCCAGGTTGGAAAGACTGAAATATTAAATAACATTGTTGGTTATTTTGTGGAACATGACCCAAACGGCCCTTTGATGGTGATACAACCGTCTCTGGAAATGGCTCGCGCCTGGTCAACGGATCGGCTTTCGCCATTAATAAGCTCAACACCGCAACTAAAAGATTTGATCAGCGACCCGAAAGCGAAGGAAGGCGATAACTCGATCCTGCAAAAAATATTTTATAACGGCGCAAGAATTACGATCAGCGGCTCGAACAGTCCCGCGTCACTTGCATCAAGGCCGATACGGATCATGTTGATGGATGAAGTTGACCGCTTTCCGCCTTCGGCTGGCGCAGAGGGAGACGTTGTCGCACTCGCAAGTCGAAGAACGCAGAATTATTTCAATCGGAAGATCGCACTTTTCTCCACGCCCACGGTTAAGAATGAAAGCCGGATCGAAGCGGCCTTTGAACAATCCGATCAAAGAGTCTGGGAATTGCCATGCAGATGCGGACATTTCCAGGCGTTGAAGTGGCGGCACGTTAAATGGGAAGACAAAAAACCCGAAACCGCCTGCATTGAATGCGAAAAATGCGGGCATGAATGGACTGATATTGAACGAAAACAGGCGATTAAAAAAGGGCGTTGGCATTCGAATGCAGAGTTTAACGGAACTGCGGGCTTTTCATTGAATGCGTTATCCAGTCCCTGGACCAGTCTTGAGGGGTTGGTCAGGGAATTTCTGGAAGCAAAAGCGCACGGGACTGAATCGCTTCGCGTTTTCATCAACACAGCCCTGGGTGAATCCTGGGCCGAAGATTCGGAGGAAATCAAGAGCAGTGAAATTATCGAAAGACGCGAACATTATACGCATCCGGTCCCGGATGGAGTTCTTGTACTCACAAGCGCGGTTGATGTTCAAAAAGACCGGATCGAATGTTTGGTCTGCGGGCATGGTCATTTATCAGAAATGTGGTTCCTGGATCATAAGATTTATTATGGCGATCCTGCTAATGATGCTGTTTGGAATGACCTTGCTGATTATCTTCGCCTTGAGTGGCGTCTGGTTAATTCAAAAAGTATCGGGATCAGTCAGACGCTGGTGGATAGCGGATATGAAACCCAGCGAGTCTACCAATTCATCAAGCGGATGGGCGGCCATCGGGTCCATGCATCAAAGGGGGTCGGAGGGGCCGGACGCCCTGCGGTCGGACGCGCCTCAAAGTCGAACTCCGCACGAGTCCCGGTCATGCCTATCGGAGTCAATACCCTCAAGGAAACCTTATTCGCAAGACTGCGAAACGTCGATTTTGGCCCCGGATATTGGCATATTCCAGACTTTTTTGACCAGGAATGGTGCTATCAACTGACCGCAGAAAAGGCCGTGAAACGATACAGCAAAGGAATTCCGCGCATTGAATACATCAAGATGCGTCCACGGAACGAAGCACTCGATTTGGCAGTTTTGAACCTGGCCGCATTTGCGATGCTGAATGTGAACACCGAAAAAATCCAGCAACGTTTGGAAGAAGTACGGAAACCTGAAAAAACAACCCCGCTTCCACGTTACATGAAACCAAAACCCTCATGGGCGAAAAGGTTTAAATGAGCAACATTTTTGATTCTACCGAATGGCCTTCGACGCCGCCTGACCCGTTCATTGCCGGGGATTATTTCGCATTCAAGCGTGGAGATCTGACCAGTGCCTTTCCGATTGCAAGCTATGCGGTGACGTTTAATGCATCGCTTTTCGGTTCTTCAACCTCGACGACCAGTGCACAGCAAATATCAGCCACGGCAACCGAATCCGGCTCCGAGTATCACATAACAGTTGAAGGTTCCACAACTGCATCCTGGACGGTCGGAGATTATCACTGGAGTTTATTTGCAACAAAATCCTCCGATTCCGACAAACGCCATCAAATCGAGTATGGCACTTTTGAAATCAAGGCAGATTGGGCCGTATCTACGGCCGATCCGCGAAGCGACGCCCAGAAGAATCTGAATCTCATTGAGGATATTTTGTATAACCGCGTCCAGGGCGACGTTGCCAGCTATTCGATTGCAGGGCGTTCCCTCTCCAAATTAGGACCGGATGAACTGATAACGATGCGCGACTTTTACAAGCGCCAGGTCGTCATGGAAACAAGACGGGAACGGATTCGATTAGGTTTTGGCACAGGTGCAAACATTTTACCGGATTTTAGACGATGAAAATGAAATGGCCCTGGAAGAAAGAGAAGAAAACCCGTCGGGTTAATCCGGCGGTTTTCAGTCGAAGTTATGTAGCCGGTGAAACTTCACGCCTGTATAACTGGCAGACCGGAACGGATCGAAGCGCCGATGGCGAGATTAAAGACCGATTAAAAACGATTCGAAAACGATCCCGCGAACTGATCCAGAACGAACCTCTCGCAAAAAAATACTTATCCCTTTTAAACACTCAGGTTTTAGGGCGTTACGGAATCCGCCTGCAAATGAAAGCGCGGAACGAAGACAAAACCTTGGATCTTGCCGCAAATAATCTCATTGAGCGTTTGTGGTCGAACTGGGGAAGGCGCGGAGGGCCGGATTATTCAGGATGCGATGCATCCGGCCAATATACTTTCTTGGACATTCAACGCCAGGTTTTGGATGCAGTGGTTCGTGATGGTGAAGCCCTGGTATTCCTGCACGAAGGGCGGAGGAATCCGCACGGGTTCCAATTGGAACTGTTAACCGCGGATCGGTTGCAAATTGAAAAAAATGAGGTTTTGCGGAACGGCAACATCATCAGAATGGGAATCGAGCAGGAAAAGCGCACCCGCCGCCCGCTGGCGTACTATTTAAACATGACGGAAAACCCTGTTTACGAATCGTATGAGATATCGTCACAAGTCATGGGCGGAACCTATGAACGAATTCCCGCCGAGCGCATTATTCATGTCTATTATTCCGAAAGAATGGAGCAATCCAGGGGCCTACCATGGATGGCTCCCGCAATGCCGACGATCAAACTCTTACAAACGTATCTGGAAAATGAAGTTGTTGCCTCGTCATTAGCCGCCGCGAAGGTTGCCACGATTACAAACAATAGCGGTGATGATGTGGTCATGGATGGAACGGTGGATAGCTACACGCCGATTTCAAACATGGAACCTGGAGCAATTGAACAATTGCCGAGCGGTTGGGAAATGAACCCGCTGGAATTTTCGCATCCAACGTCACAGTTTGCGCCGATGCTGGAAACCGTGATCCAGCATATTGCATCGGGTTTGGGGGTTCCCTATTCTGACCTCTCCTCAAATATGACGGGCGCGAGTTATTCCAGCCTAAGACAAGAAGCACTTCAAAGCCGCGAATATTACCGGACGCTCCAGCAATGGTTCATTGACCAATTCATTGATCCGATTTATCAGCGCTGGCTTTCTTCAGTTTTAACAACTCCAGGAAGCGACACCGGAGCCATTTTAAAACTTCCGGTAGAGAAGTTTTTTAAATGGAGTGAGGGCGCACACTTTTTCCCGCGCGGATTCGAGGGGGTTGACCCGCTGAAGGATGCAAACGCGAAAAAAATTGCACTTCAAAACGGGTTTGTTTCCCTCCAGGACGTCGCCGCCGACCGTGGGACCGACCTGGAAAGCCTGATGGCACAACACCAGACCGCAAAATCATTGGCGCAGCAATACGGCGTTAAATTGGCCTTTGAGCCGTTCGGCTCGCCTCATCAATCCGTTGAACCGGAGATTGACTAATGGAAGAAAAGAAAATCGAATACCGAGATTTTAAAATTGATTCAAATGATGCAACCGCGCGAACGGTTGAAATGAGCGTATCCAGCGAAGCCCCGGTTTCAAGAAACTGGAACGGGGTACAGGGGCGGGAGGTCCTTGACCATTCCCCGGGATCCGTTGATTTGTCCAGATTTGAAAACGGGGCCGGACCATTGTTGCTGGATCATGACCCGGAAAAACTGATTGGAGTTATCGATAGTGTACGCCTAGACGAATCTCAGCGGAAGTTGAGAGCAACGGCGCGGTTTGGAAATTCCGCGTTAGCGAAAGAGGCGTTTCAGGATGTTGTGGACCGCATTCGAACGAATATTTCGATTGGTTACAACGTCAATACTTTTGTTCAGGTCGATTCTGAAAACCGCGCGGAAGCGCCGATTTTTCGTGTTGATGATTGGACGTTGTTAGAGATTTCAAGCGTTTCCATTCCTTCCGATTTTGAGGTGGGGATAGGACGTAATACAGATTTAAAACCATCTCATCATAGGATTGAACCGATGGAAAACACAATTGAACAGACGATGCAAAAAAGCATCGTGGATGATCCGGAGCTTAAGGCACGGCTTCAAAAAGAAGCGGCAAAAGCGGACCGGAATCGATCCAAGGAAATTTGGGAAA